CCACAGGCACCATCCCGTGGGTTGCGAGATCGACTGATCAACCACAAGAAGGAACGGCTCTAGAACAGACCGGACCGACTATCGGGGACCTGCCACCTCGGCGATGGTGAATGACTGAACACCCCGCACCGATACAGTCATGGATGGTCTGGCAGATGTGACTGGGCGCTCCCATCACGTCTCGCTTCCCGTCGATCCGCTCGGTCACGCCCAGCCAATACCGAGGCTACCACTCACTCGAACTGTTGTGCGAATATCAACTTGTGCCCACGCAGTCGATCGGCGGTGACAACGGCCAACCTCAGCGGCCGGCGTTCTACCGTGTCGGCCACAAGCCCGTGCTCATCGACCTGGCCGCGCTGTACCCGAATGCTCCGCACTTCGAGGGCACGTACTGCCCGGATGGGTTGCAGATCAGGTCGGTGCATCGGGGTGTGCTGACGGAGTGGGCAAGGTCGGAGTGGGGCGACTTCTTCGGCAAAGTCACCTACAAGATCACTGCGAAGGGGCCGGAGGACGAGGTGACGCACTGGGTGCCGGCGTGGGTGTTGAAACCCAGTGTCCCTTGAGGGGGCACAATCGCGCGATGATCGACCTAAACGCCGAATCCCTCAGTCCCGTCAGGTCTGGTGATGACGTACTCCAATTCGATGATATGCGCGGCAGCGATGTAAGAATCATGTATGATGCCGTGTACTGGCTCGGATCGAAATTTGAAGACTCCTGGGAATTCTGTGGGGACTCCAATTACATGTCCACTCATGACAGGGCCTCTTGTAAGCGTGAATCTGAGCTTTTGATTTGTTCTGAAAGCGTGAGCGATGAGCTGATTCATCCTGCAATTGTATTGATCTCTAGCATCAACCGCTGTACTTTTTGTCGCGTTTGTGCAATAAGTAAGAACACAGATGACCCAAATCTCCATCCTCGACCTCCAAGGCACCGAGAAGCTTGACTACCGCACGATCAAGCCGCTTCAGGGCAACCTCAAAGACCTGCATAAGAAGAACTACGACAAGCTGAAGCACTCGCTCGAGGAGAACGGCTTTACCTTCCCCGGCTTCGTGTGGAAGGACAGCAAGGGTGAATGCTGGGCGCTCGACATGCACCAACGGCTGCGGGTGATGACCCGAGAAGACATGAACGACAACGGGAGCTACGAGATCCCCGTCGTCTACATCCCGGCCAAGGACAAGCAAGAGGCGAAGAAGAAGATCCTGCTGGCGACGAGTCAATATGGGAGTCTGACGGCTGAGGGTTTTGACGAGTTCACCGCCGACCTACCTGAGTTCGAGTACCAAGACACCAACTTCGACGCCCTCCAGTTCCAAAGCACCCCTTCAGACGACGATGGAGACGACGAGAGCGCTCCGAAGAGCCAACCTGGTATATCGATACGTTTTGAGTCGATGGACGCCCTGGACGCTGCTGTAGACGAAATTCGAAGCCTGGCAGAGGAGCTGGGCGGGAGGGTGATTGTCAGTGGGTGATAAGGGCTAAGGACGACATGCCACTTTGGCGCAGAACTGCGGTCTAAGCCCAAAGTAGACGTATACGTCCTGCTTATAGTTGCCGAGTAGTGTTCCATCCAGAGAGTCGTAGCCTATCTGCTGACCCGGCTGAGAAAAGAGACTATCAGTAAGGGGTGTACCCTTCTTTTGTGCGTCTTCTCTGCATGTGAAGTAGTTGTTGCACATTCGTGCGCTTCCAGGAATATACACAAGATTGAATATCTCATCTGCATAGAAGGTTACGCCGTCCCAAACCTCCTTGGGTTCAGCGTTGTCTGCAGTGACGAATGCATTCGAAAATGACTGCACTCCATTGCACTGAGGTAGGGAGACCTTGACCCGCGTATTCTTTAGCGCGTTCTCAGGTAGCTCGTTTGCGCTGTTGTGGACATATATTACCATCAGATACCGCTTATCTCGCTCGACCTTTATCTCGTTCCTCCATTCGCCCGAGACTGGGGCGTCCACCATACCCTTATCTTGTGTTGCTGAAGACTCCGCGCCGTGGTAGAAATCCCGTTCGTCTCCTTGTGGTCCGACGTCGTCTTGATTGATTGCTGGCCATTCCACAAACTCGTCATCGTCAGGAATTGTTCGAGCAGGTCCCCAACCCGATGGTTCATCGAGGTTGATCTTTTGTCTACAGGCGTTAGCGGGGCTCGAAGCCTGCGACGATGGGGCTGCTCCGCTCGGTTGAGAGATAGGTGTTGTGGCACCACCATCGTCGAGATGCACAGCAAAGCTCAGTACGGCCACGAGCAGTCCGCATGCGGCGATAGCTGTTCCGATGAGCCAGTGCTTCTTTCCAGGCTTCCATTCGTCAGGTGCCGGTGAGAAAATCTTCGGTCTCGTCATGTTCAGTCAACGTAGTCCTGTCAAGTGAGCTCCACCGGTTGGCAGTCGAAGTTGCCACGTTACCAAACCGGTAAGGAGGTGGAAGTGCATCGATATGAGGTGTGCTAGGTGTTCCATATAGAGAAGGGGGGACGACGTTCTTAATTCCTTCAGGTATCCGTATTATCCGAATCATATAGCTTGTGGAGTTCGTCCTGCTTTTTTCCCGACAAGTATATGAGGATGATGTTCAGCGATTGCTTTCGTAACGATCTTTGTGCGATTTTTCCATCTCCCAATCGCGCCATGATAACAAGCCGCGGAAACATGTAGTCGTATGTGTAAATGCTCTTGAGGATGCTTTTGATAGATATCTTGTATGCTCTAAGTGCATTAAGAAATCCTAGACGGAAGTCAGTGCCATATTTTCGCTGAATCGCTGAGTGCAGGTCGTATACTAGTTCAGTGTGGTGCTTACCCTCAAGCTTGGTCGGTAACTCTGGGCCAGAGTACATATCTTTGTTATCGAGTGGTATTGGAGCGAGTGTTAGTGTGCGTCCGAATACAAAGAAGACTAAAGATATATCGACAATTTGAGCCGCTGCGAGTCCTCTATTGAAAAATTCTATGTGTAACTCTGAATCTGTTGTGTTTAGTGGCCAGTCCGATCGCATTGTCCCTTTTACTTTTATCCGTGGCGCTCCTCGGCGGTAGGTAAGGGAAGACACTCCCAATGCAACGAGCGAGACAGTGGACGACGCATATGTGAGCCATGCGGGTACGTTCGACATATGAAGACAATAGCGTACTTGTTACTTCACGTCACTTGCTACATAATAATGATGCATAGAATGTTGGCTGATAAATACAACTACACCATAGACCACGGAACGGACTTCCGAGTCTGGTTTGTTCATGATGTCAGTTGGCTATGGAGGGTCGCATGATGACCATGGACTCCGCAGAACCGATAGACGCGACGTCGGCTGATACAGGCGGACAACAGGCTAGAGGACCCAACGTCAAGACTGACCCCATGATTGGCAAAGCGACGCAGTTCAAACCTGGCCAGAGCGGCAACCCCGCCGGCAAGCCAAAGGGCGCGCGGAACTTCAAGACCATCGTTCGCGAGATCCTCGAAGACGGCGGCATCGACTGGGACAAGGTGCCCGTGAAGAACGCTGAGGAGCTGAAGAGGAAGCATGGCAAGCGCGGCGGCCAGGCGTTGGCTTACGTGATGCTCGCGAAGGGGCTGTCTGGTGATGTTCCTGCTGCCAAGGCGGTGAGCGAGTGGGCGTACGGGAAGAACATCGACATCACGTCTGATGGTGAGCGTGTCGAGATCGCCCCGTTAGTTATCAGCAAGATAGTGCCGCGAGACGATGACGATGGAGCCGCTGAAGCTCAAGCAGAAGCAAGCTGAGGTCATCGATGCGGCGAACGACTCGTCTGTCGACACGATCGTCCTCATAGGGTCAGTTGGGACCGGCAAGACAGATGTAGCTGCTCACTTGGTGTTGTCAATCTGTCATCAGTTCCCAAAGACCCGGTGGCCGGTGTTCCGTGTGAACCAGTCGACAGCCGTTGAGACAGTGATCCCGTCGTTCCTCGACATGGCCGAGCGCATGGGGCTCATCAATGGCAAGGACTACTTCTACACGCAGAAGCCTTACCGCATCACCTTCCCAAACGGTTCGACGATCCCGTTCCGCGAAGCAGACCCGACCAAAGACCGTGGTGGCAAGAAGATCAAGGGCATCAACGCGAGCGGCAACCTGCTCGACGAGGTGGACGAGTTCGAGTACGAGATGTATCTGCAGGCGACATCACGCAAAGGCCGACACAACGAGTACGGGCAACCGTCGCTATCGATCCTGACCATGAACCCTAACGACGGCTGGTCGAAGGAGCACATCTACGACCCATGGAAGGATGGCACGCTTCCAGCGAGTACGCGCGTCATCGAGTTTGACCTCGACGACTCATGGCAGTCACAGCAGGACATCGACCGACTCAAAACAAACCCAGAGTGGTGGACACAGCGCTACCTCTACAACAACTGGAACTACTCAGATGAGTCGGCGTCGTTGTTCAAATCACGACACTTCGCTGCGTCGATAGTCGACGAGCTAGATGCCGGTCTGACCAGATCAACTGGCTTCGACGTCGCCTGGAAGGGTGAGGACCGATCGGTTCGCGCGCTGCTGTACGGCGTAACGATCGTCGACCTGGCAGTAGCAAAGCAGAAGAACCAACGTGTGGAGACACCCGAGCAAGCCTCTTGGCTGGTCGCCGATGCGGAAGAGAACGGCTACGGCATCGACAATCTCGCAGTTGACGCAGTAGGTGTTGGTGCCGGCGTCGTTGGCGACCTCAAAGCGCTCGGATACTTCCCGCGTGAGTTCATGAGCGGTGCGGCTCCTGATCCTGACATCTCGCTTCCGGGTGACATCGATATGCCGCTCAACTTCGACAAGCTCCGCTCGCAGATGATCTACCTCTACGCACGTGGCCTCGAGCTCGGCATCATCAAGCACTTCCGAGGCTGCCCGTTCCTTAATGAACTACAGAAGGAAGCGATGGTGCACAACTACGACATCACCGACAAGGTGCTGCGGGTCGAGAGCAAGGAGCACATCAAGAAGCGACTGGGGTACTCTCCTGATTTGATGGACAGCGTCATTATGGCCCTATTCGTCGCGCTGCGACCAATTCAGCCCTTCCCTAGCGCGGATAGTTTCGGTGAATCATCAAGCACGCCAATCACTTCAGGCTTGATAGGAACCTCGTTCTGACTTAATCTGGGGTCAGATGGCAACACGCTCGACCGCCAAGAAGAACCTGATAGAGATCGGTGACTCCGGTACTCGTATTTTCAGTGGCATCATCGTCGGCGACGAGTATCGAGCCGAGTTGCGTGGCCGCCAGGCGATCAAGATCTACGACGAGATGCGCCGTGGTGATGCGACCGTTCATGCCGGCCTGATGGCTGTGAAGCTTCCGATCATAGGTGTGGACTGGAGCGTGGAAGCAGCGAGCGATGATGATGTCGACCAACAGGCGGCAGATCTGTTGAAGTTCAACCTGACTCAGGTACTGGACTGGAAAGCCCGCCTTAGTGAGATGCTCACGATGCTTGATTTCGGGTTTTCTGTCTTCGAGTTGGTCTTCGACGTTATGCAGGTTAATGGTGTCGATCGGGTTGTGCTCACCAAGCTTGCCTACCGTAAACAGACGACTATCCAACGATGGGAACAGGAAGACGGTACGCCTGGCATCATCCAACTTACAGCGAAGGGTGAGCTTGTATCTATCCCGCGCTGGAAGCTGCTTGTCCTGACGCACCAGCAAGAGGGCGATAACTACGAAGGCCAGAGCATCCTTCGCTCGGCCTATCAGAACTGGTATTTCAAGAAGACCTTCTACCAGGTCGACGCGATCAAGCATGAGCGCCAGGCGCTCGGCGTCGTGAAGATCAAGTACCCGAACGGCGCTGATCAAACTATGCGCGAGGAGGCACGTCGCGCGGCAGCCAACGTCCGTGCCAATGAGAAGGCCTACCTCGAGCAACCGACAGGCTGGGACATCGACTTCATGGATATGAAGGCCAGCACGACATCTGACCCGACCGAGTCGATCGCGCACCATGACCGGCAGATCCTGAAGAACATGGCGGTTCAGTATCTCGACATCGGTGCTTCACGGTCGTCAGGGTCACGCTCATCGTCAGGAGACCAACGAGCCTTGTTCGAAGCGCAGGATCAAGCGATCGCCGAGCAGATAGCTTCGGCTGTGAATGGCCAAGTGGCGAAGGCACTTATCGATCTGAACTTCACTGTCAGTACCTATCCGAAGCTTCGGCCAGGTCGTATCGAGAGTTCCGACGTAGCGTCGCTCTCGGATGCAGTGCAGAAGCTGGCGGCGAGCGAGTTCCTGAGCCCATCCGATGAGGACGAAGAGTACCTCCGTTCTGTGCTGCACTTCCCAGAGATGGCGGAGGGATTCAAAGGCCGCGACCGATCGCAGCCACCGGCAGCACTTCCAGCCGGCGACCCAGCAGGCAGTTCGTCCAGTGATGAGCCGGCGGCTGCTGAAGTCAATGACTTGGAAGACAATCTCCAGGCATCGCAGATCGTTCAGACCGCCAAGCAACTCCATGCCGCCATAACGGAGCAGCTCTATGGACCGCCACGCGCTGCTTGAGGCTCGTGCTGAGCTCGCGCAAGGTATCCGTGCAAGTGAGGACTGGCACCCGAGCTATAAGTCGCAGGAGACCACATTCAGAGCGCTCCTGCGCTACGAAGCGCAGCTAGATACACAAACAGCCGAGTATCTTGCCGGACTCGCCCTGCGGGCTCCTGAATATGTTGACTGGGCGCAAGTGCCGACCGTTCACGCTGCAGCGACTCCACTCGCAAACAAGGCTGACGAGGTATGGGGCAACGAGATGATCGACATGACCAAGGCGGTCATCGACGCGATCACGATGCTCACGGTGACTGGTGGCCAGTTCGGTGAGCTCACGTACAACATGGCAATCGGAACGAGCAGCCTCAGCGACTGGGTGTTGGAATCCGCACGGACGCAGACCGCCAAGCTGGTCACACAGGTGACGGATACGAACCGCAAGCTCATCTCAGAAGCGATCAAGCAGAGCGTCGCTAGGGGAGAGGACAAGACCGCCACGATGGCGCGGATCAGCGAGGTAATCAACAATCCTGTGCGTGCCGAGATGATCGCACATACAGAGAGCGTCAATGCCTACCAGGGCGGGCTACTTGGGTTCGGTCGAGAGACGGGGGCGACGAAGAAGACCTACGAGGCACTGGCCGGCGCATGTCCTATCTGTGCACCGCTCGATGGGGAGACTGTGGGAATCGATGAGACGTTCAGCAACGGGGTGGATCGACCGCCGAGCCATCCCCGGTGCCGATGTAATACGTACATTGTCTACTGATGTCAGGCTGCTATCCGCCGCTGGTCCGCGACGGCCGCAACGATCAGCCGAGAAAAGCCGAAATACAGATGCACTAGCCCGAGCATCGCAACCATGAAGTTATGATGCTGAATTGCTTCGCGCTCTGGATCTATGGCCAGTGCTTCGTAGTCTTCACTGTGTTTTCCAAAGTGGATCAGCTCGCCATAGTTAAATAGGTTGATAATCTCAGCCGGGTTCACGTCACCGTACATCTCGTGCTCTTCGATCTTGTCTGGTGGGCAACCATCCTTCTCAAGGACGGTGCGACAGTTGATGTTCTGCAAGGGTCGACTCATGAGAGCAGCACGCGCCCTACGCCACTGGGCGACAATCGCCATGCGCTCTTCCGAGCGTCCGTCATCTTCTTCGCGGATGTACTTTGCGAGGATATTCGCGACCTTCGAGAAGTCAGGGTCGCCGGCACTTGAGCTGTGCAACTGACGGAAGCGAACGGAGAAGCCAACAGTCTCCTCATCTTCGGTCTGCTCGAACGTCATCTTCGTCTCGCCATTCTCGGAGTGCATCGAGATGCCACCCTTATGACTGACGACCGTGTACCTTGCTGTCTTCGCGCACACCTGGACGAAGCGGATAAGACTCCGGGCATCTTCTGGGTCAATCTTCCGAGTCAGCGGCGGGAAGTCAGCTGGATCGGGCAGGTCGAATGCGTAAGTCAAATGCTGCCAGTTGTATTCAAACGTAGATGGATCAGTAGCGAGCTCGATCAGGGGAGGTGGGAACTTCAGCTCGACTGGAAGGATCGAGTCTTGATGGGTGACCGCTCGCAAAGTGACCGTTCCGCTCTGTTGACCTTGGTTTTCAGGAAGAGTCTTATGTTCATGCTTCGGCTCGCGCAGTGGTTTAGGCGGTCTGTTCTGATTCTTGCGGCTGTACTTCTTGGTCACAGGTAGCCACCTCGCATTCAGCTGGTTGTCAACAGCACAGTATGGCGGATTTGCCGTCAGGCTGGCGCATGGCGCGCCGTCACTGCTTGAGATTGTGATTCTTCCCGTCCGTACCGCGCGGCATGGTCCGCCACCGTCCTCGACGCTGCATCTCGCGCCTGATTGCGACGTACAAGACGTCCCGTGGCTGCATCTGCTCCATGGCAACTCGGAGCTTTGCAAGCTCAGCCCGGCTTAATCGTGGTCGGTCGATTTTCATTTCTTACCACTAGTATATGACAAAATGGCAGATTTTAGAATCCACGCAAAAACCCCTGTTGACAAGCTGTTTTCAATGATTCATTTTAAAGGCATATGAATACGCGCGCGTTAATCACAAAAGTCAAACTAAAAGCAGATTCCCGGGGCGATGCTCCGAGTCAGATTGAAGTTCTCCGCGCCGGCACGTGGGATACCCCATGGCACGGCGACTTCGAGATCACTATGGTCGACCTACATGAGTTCGCGGCGAACTTCGCGAAGGGTATCGGCCTAGTCGCGGACGATCCGAAGGCTCCGATCAACTATGCCCACGAGTCGTGGGAGAAGGCCGCTGGCTGGATCACGGGCCTGTCGGTCGACGATGCACGCCAAGCACTGACGGCAAGCGTCGAGTGGACGCCAGCAGGTGCACAGGCAATCAAGGACGGTGAGTGGTCCTATATTTCGCCTGAATTCAACCCTCGCGGCCTGCCATGGGAAGACCCTGAGGGAGGCGTAGACGGTATCCCTGTCTTCATCAACAACGTACTCACTGGTGCAGCAGTCACCAACATCCCACTTTTCAAGAAGCTGAAACCGATCATGGCCTCGCGTGTGCCGCAACGGAAGACGAAGCACGCAGACGCGACGCCAGGTGACGGCGATAAACAACATAACCAAGGAGAACCTATGGAGCTAGAAGCAATTCGAGCGAAAGAAGTAGCAGACCTCACGAGCGAAGAAAGTACGTTCCTGAGCGAGCATAAGGCTGACTTGACTGACGACGAACGCACGAAGTTCGGACTCGTCGACGAGCCATCAGAACCGGTTACCCCTGTGACTCCAACCGAGCCAGTGGCACCCGCAGAACCTACAACACCAACTGAACCAGCAACAGAGCCAACTGCAGAGCCAGTGGTACCAGTGCAAGCAAGCGCGCCAACAGGCGTCCAGATCACCGCTGACCGCCTGGCCAAGCTGGAAGCTGATGCTGAAGCTGGCCGCAAAGCCATGGCACAGCTCGAGCACGACCGAGTCCACATCGTGGCAGCCAGCGTCACTGCCGGCCAGATCAAGAGCGATGACAAAGCAGGTTGGGTCGATGTACTGCTCGCATCGAGCAAAGACCAACAGGTCAAGATCCAGTCGCTGCTTGCCAGCCTGCCAGTGAACGAACACCTCGGTGAAGAACTCGGCGGCGAAGGCGCAGCAGTATCGACTGACGCAACCCAAGAGCTACACCGCAAGGTAGTGGCATCAATCAAAGAAGCTGACGCGAAAGGCAAGGTACTCGCATACTCTCAGGCCCGCAAGGACATCCTGACAGCGGAACCTGAACTGGCACAGCGAGTTAAAGAAGAAGAGGAGGACCAGTAAATGGCAACATACCAAACTGGCGACCGCTACAGCGCAGCCGCAGCAGCAGATTTCACAGGCAAACGCTACACGATCGTCAAAACTGACAGTAACGGCGATATCGTCAACGCATCAGCTGCAACGGATGCAATTCTCGGTGTGATCGATAACGAACCTACACTTGGCCGCACAGCTGACGTAGTCACCGTCAACAGCGATGGCACGTTCAAGGTCAAAGCTGGTGGAGTCATCTCCAAAGACGCTTATCTGACAAGTGATTCCAACGGCGCAGCGGTCGCAACGACTACCACAGGTAACCGAGTGTTTGGTCGAGCACTCACCTCAGCAGTGTCGGGTCAGATCGTTGAGTACCTAAAACTTAGCGAAAAATACTAAAGAATAAAAGGAATAACTGAATATGGCAAACCAACCACTATATCTAGATCCCGCGCTGACCGACGTCGCGAATGCTTGGTATAACAAGCAGGCTGACTTCGTTGCGAACAAGATCATGCCAACGGTCACTGTAAAGAAAGCGACCTTCAAAATTGGGCAGTTCGATAAGTCGAACCTACAAATGCCAGCGAACTCACTGCGCACGGGTGCGGCCGAGACTAAAAGCATCGGCTACAACCGAAGCTACGTCACAGCTGATCCGCTTGAAGAGCACTCCTTGAAGGACTGGGTCTACAAGGACGACTACGAACAATCGGATAATCCGTTCGATCCAGAATCAGACACCACTGAGAACATCCTCCAGGTCATGCAGGTCATCGATGAGAAGCAGATGGTCGATACGCTAACCAGTACGAGCATCGTGACCAACAACACGACCCTGTCTGGCACAAGCCAGTGGAGCGACCTCGATCACTCGAGCCCGATCACTGACATCAAGAACGCAGCAGCCAGCGCACTATGGGTTGATTTCAACACCATGGTGTTAGGCCGTAACGACTACCTCACCCTGCTCACGCACCCTGAAATCCGCGACTACCTGAAGTGGAGCGGGCAAGGCGGTGTGACCCATGAGCAGCTCCTGAGCGTTGTCGGTCAGTTCGGCATCCAGCAAATCCTCATCGGTCGTGCACGTGGTAACACCGCACCTGAGGGCACAGACGAGAACATCCAACAGCTCTGGAGCAATGACGTTCTCTTCGCCTATGTGACAGACACCCCAGGACGTAAGCAGATCAACGGTGGCTACAAATTCCAACTTGAGAACGGCCGCGAGGTCACTAACCAGCCGATCAATGATCCTCCAATGAACGAGATCATTGTGCGTGACTACTACAACTACCAACTGTTGATGCCTGAGGCCTACTACTTGGTCAAGAGCGCATTCGCTTAGGGGTCGGATTATGGCAGTTGATACAAGTCTCATCCCTAACATCAAAGGGCGCATCGATCCAACTAACCTGACCACCGTGTCCGTGAACGTCGCATCATCTGCGACGTCTGGCACGGCAACAGTGACTGCTGGCTCGACGATCATCGGCTACTACCCGGCAGGTAACCAAGACCAGTTCGTTGACAACATCGCGATCAGCAGCACGACGCTGACGATCACGTTGGCTGCAGCGGCGACCGCTCAAAACCAATTCAAAGTCGTAATTCTCGAACCATAAGGAGGTGATAGATGACAAAAGCACGAGTACTGAGCAACATCAGCCACGACGGCGTGCGCTACAAGCGCGGTGACGTCTTCGAAGGCGACGACACGACGGTCGACAAGTTGGTAGCCGCCGGCGCGGTGCAAGACCCGAAAGCACCTGTTGACGTCGCAACCAAGTCGGTAGACGCCGAGGCGGAAGCCTCGAAGATCGTCGATGACGCGAAGGCTACGGCTGACAAGATCGTGGCGGAAGCGAAAGAAGCTGCTGCCAAGGTTACGGAGGCGGCCAAAGCGGAAGCTGACCAGGTTCTGACTGATGCCAAAGCAGAAGCCGACAAGATCGTGGCGGAAGCGAAAGCGGCAGGTGGCGACGACGCGACTAACACCGATACCCCAGCTGCTAAGAAGGGCAGCACCAAATAGTCGCCATGACGGCGAAAGTCCAAAGATTCACGCTCCAGGCGAGCGCGGCGCAGACTGCTAGCAACAACAGCTCGGCAGTCAGCGTTGGTCATCTTCGCGAGTTGCTCGTGTTCTTGAACGTCAGTGCAGCAAGCGGGACGAATCCGACATTGAGCGCGAAGGTCCAGACGTCTGATGATGGCGGCACTACCTGGTATGACCTACCGAGTGGTGCGTTTACCCAGGCGACGGGGTCGACGAGCCAGGTGCTGGCGTTCACCGCCTTTGGTGACACGATCCGCGTGTCTTCGACGATCGGTGGGACGAGCCCGAGCTTCACGTACAAGGTGACGGCGGTGGCGAAGTAGCACAGTGCCAAGCAAGATATATGTACAACGACCGCCAATCGAAGGTGGTCGTTTTGGTTGTTGGGTTACGCTGATCAAGTTGACCATTGCTGATGATTGAAGGTGACATGCCTACAGATAACCATAAGGAGCCGAACGATTCTATACGGGGCATTGTTAATCGCTCGAATGTGTCTCCCCTCTGGTATTCAATCGCAATAGTCGCGATTATCGTAGTTGTAACAGACGGTCAGCATCATGATATTGCGCATCCAGATAGTATCTCTGGGGTTGGCAGGGTTGTCACGGGAATTTCGACAGGGATAGTTGCCGCTTTGGCGGCCGCTGTGCTCTTTGCCGCGTTATTGACATTCTGGTCGCGTGATGTTATTTACCAGGTAAAGGTATTCTACGATGCACTTGCCGAACGCATATCTTTTGCGCTGATTATAGCCACTCTTACCGCCCTGATAAGCATATGGGAGGACGCACGGGATGGCGACTCTTCTTTAGACGTTGTTGACATTATCGCACGCATTACGACTGTCGTTACTGCTATCGCTATTGCCACCTGCATCAGATTAGCTGCTATATCGATTTGGAAAAGCATTAGTCAGCTGAGGCCAAGTCCAAAAGCTCGTCCGGGTGGTCGTGGCGGAGTAGCTGTCGCTATTTTCGTGATTGTATCTATACTGGCGTACTGCAGTGCGATCGGCTATTCGATTGGGTCACTTATTTTGACTGGTCACGGGTTTGGTCGCTAACCCGAGCTTACCTGGAGTACGTCCTGGTGAAGTTCGGCTATCAGTTCCAATTTATTGCCGTCTATGATTGATTAGTAGGTAGATGAGCTTCGACACTCACATCAACCTCCTATCCGGCACGATCAAGATGGCGTGTCCCCCGTAGATCGGTCCGGCTTGTTTTAGAGTCCTGATTGCCCTGGTGAGGGCGGAGAAGGGACGATGAG